CGGAGTCGCGTGCGACGTTCCGACGTCCGACACGCGGTCAACGTACGTAACGAATGGCGCCGTCGCGTATGTCGCGTTTGTGGAAAAAAGGTCGCTAAACGTCGGGGATTGCGGATCATCGCCGTTGTAGAATCGGTCGGCCACACGAAAAAAGACCGACCCATTCAACGAAGTCCGATACACCCCAAGAGTTACTGCCGAAGTTGGGAAATCCATATCCGCCCAAAAAGTCTTCGACGTGACGGTGGCCGGCAATGGTTGTCGGAGTGTCGGAACTGTCGGGACATAGAAAGTTGGGTGATACTGGCCGGGCGTGCCCAGCTGGCCGGGGGCCGGCGTGGCGGTAGTATATTGAATAGAAACTTGCGGGCTTCTTGCCGAGATGTGGTAGTTTCCCCTAGCGTCAAACTGCTCCCAGCAAAATATCCACGAGTAAGTATCGTTATTGGCCGTCCACTTTGGGCCTTCCGGCGTACCCCCCAACGGTGAGCCCATTACCGCAACAATAGACTCTGGTTTATAGAGGAAGCCTTGCTCAAAAACGGATTGCCCGTCAAAGCAAGTCGGTATGCTACCGGCAATTCCCGTTAGACTACCCCACTGTGTTGAGGCAAACACGGTTTGCGGAAAACACTGAATTTGCCCGCGCGCTGGCTGAGCGCGTTGGCCGGCAGTGCTAGTGACGTACCCTACATGGGAGGTGGCGTACACGTCGTTACTGACCATCCACTCCGATGCGCCGCCCCATGTGTTAGGGCCAACAAGGGCCGGAAGAGTGTGGCCAATAATCTCACCTTGACCGGGGTCGAATAGTGCGGTGCGGGTTTGCAGGTTCCCGCAGGGCCGCATTGGAAAGAGCGGGTTCGTCGCGAAGAAATCTTGACAGCGGTCATACGCAAATACAAGAAAGCCGCCTTGCGTGTAACTCGGTATCCACCCTAAGTAGTAAATAGTGCCGTTCTTTTCTAAACCGCGTGAGGCAAGAGTTACCCCGTATGTGTATGTTGCATTGGCGCCAGAAGAGACAGCCACTGGAACTATTACGTTTGACCCGTCTTGAAATTGGTTTTGGATGATGGCGGCACACCGTTCAAGGACGGGCGGGGTCACATTGATTCGGCCTATCTGGCTTTGCGGGAGGGCGCCCGTGTTGCCGTTAGCCGCCGCTTGAAGATTATTCCAAACCGCACCAAACGAAGAGTGCGCAATCACCCAACCAAACGCAACGCCCGCAAAGGCGACGTCCAGCCAAGCTGGTGGCACTTCTTGTACCGACCGCCCTGTATAGACAATGGCTTGATTCGTACTTGCCCCATTCACAAACGCCATACTTGGGTAAACACAAGTTGCCGCATGTACTTCATAGGGGTTAGGGGGTACCGGGAAGGTCGGCGATGCTTGTTGCTCCCACGCCACGGCGACGCGCTGGGTAAGCACATTGTCACCGCGAATACCGATGGCGGATATCACTGTAGTCGCGGGAATGCCGGATTGCGCGGTGAACCGCGCATTTAGGGTGGCGGGATTTGATGCCGGGCGATTGTCGCAAACTACAGCAATAGGCTGAGCATCGCCGGCTTGCGTAGGGTACGCCAGTATGAAGTTCAAGTTGTCGCCAGTAACCGACCGCATGTCTATCGGAGGGTAATTGCCCCCACCTAAGTACGCGTTGGTCACTATCGAGGCGTAGGTTGTCCATTGTCGAGTGGCGAAGTGTGGGCCATTTGCTATGTCGACCGCATTCGCCGTAAAGGCGTCTATGTTATTAGAACCGGCGTACGATACGCAAACAACGAACGTAGCGTTACTGCCCGTACCAACCGCACAAGCCCGAACGCAATTTGCTACCCCGCCGGCCGTTAGTTGTAGCGGCGGGTACACATTGTTGCCGGTACTTACCTCATTTACTGTTACCCATACGTCGCCTTGTGTCGGCGGGGCACGAGACGGCACGCCGTCAACCCAGACGGAAAGCAAGTAGTCGCCCGAAAGAACAGTGGTAGGACTAGACGCGAAATTTTTCGGCTCCGCAACCGTTACGTCTTGGATTACACGTAGCTCTGGCATCTGGCCATGCACGTGTTGAATTTGTCCGTCGTCGCTATAAGCGTGTAATGCGGTTACCGTCTGCGATAACTGCGGAGTTGAGGCCGGCGCCCATAAGCCGCGAGTAATCGCAAACAAGTTTTGGTCGAGAGTCCCGAGATTGAGGCCCACACTAGGCGTATATGGCAGGCGAAATGTGTTCGCTAACGGTTTGAATCCGAGTCGCTTTTCCAGCCGGCCAATCTTGTTCTTTACCATGTTGATGGCCGACGCCGACTTACCTGCCGGCAAACGTCTAACATCGAGCTTTTGATTTAGCCCGTCAGCCGCCGCAATGTCGATGGTTTGCTTAGTGAGTCCCATGCTAACCGGGGTTTATCTCAATGTCGTAAATTCCAGTGCTCGACATGGCGAGGACTAGATATTGCCTCACGTCCAGCCCGAGATTACCGGGAAGTTCGGCAGCCGCGAAGGGCGCGCTAGGCGTCGTCTTGTTGAGGGGGCGCGAACGCCGGCAAACATAGTACGCCCACGGTACGCCAAGTCCGTGTTTTATTACGAGGTTCTTGCCTGAAGTGGCGGGCAGGCTTTGATGTAGCTCCCCCGTAAGGAGGGGGTTTGTGCGATACGGAGTAGTCGCCGCGTCCACGTTCTCCTGAACTTGCTTGACGATACGTCGCAAGTCTTCTGGCTGAACCTTCTCGCCCTCCGTAACGTCTTCGGGGTTTATCTGCGTAAAAGGGTGCCGCTCTCGCGAGACGGGATGAATCGTCTGGCCGAGGGGGTTTGTACTAGGGAGGGCGGCGATTACACTAAAGGGTTTGCTCATTACAGCGCTCCCCTACGGCCGCCGCCCCAACCATGCCCACGCAGGCGGTTGCGAGTAAGCTGAACTCGTGGGGGCCGCGAGCGGTCACGACGTTTTGCAAGCGCGCGAATCTCGCCGATATGGCGCGCCATATCAGTTTCAAGTGTCGCCGTATCCAAATCGTCCTTTCGGCGCATAAGAATTGCCGCCCAAGTACATGCGGCGTCTTCGAAACCAAGAATGCCATCAAAGGTGTCGCTATCCAAAACAAGGCGCGGACAAGTCGGGATGTAGCGGTAACTGATAATTGTGCCGTTAGGGGGCGTGGGTAGGATTTCCATGCCATACGCTGTCGCGATAGTTCCTTGCGTGTACGCGCCGCTTCCCCCCACGATACCGTAAAAGCGCGGCCACATCGAGCCATAGTAGCCGGCGGAAATGAGCGCCGTACGTTCGCTTTCCTCGTAGGGGTCCAGCGCATACCAAGGCCCGCTTGTGCCACCACCGCTTGACGCCATAACCGACATAATTTGCAAGAAGTCGTCCGCCAGCGGATAAGATTGCGGCGTCGGGGAGGCGATACTACTTGCGCCAAAACACTGGAAAGAGGCGTCCTTCTGATAGAAAGGCCGGTCCTGTACGTTGATTATTTGTCGGTAGACGTACGCAATCCCCTTGTTTACGTACTCATTACACTCCGGGTCGGGAAAACGGAGGAGGGCGTTTTCTAGGTCGGCAAGCTTCCTAGTGTCGAGACGAAGGTCGGCGAGGTTTCGAGTACGGGCCATGGCTTAGTAGCCGCCCGATTCTCCGCCCTGGTCCCCGCCACTGGCCGGCGGCATCATGTCACTAGCCCCAGGAGGGCCATCACTTGCCCCACCAAGCGTCTTTGCGATACAGGCTTGGATGTACGCCTCAAGGGCGTTCCCGAAGTCCTCACGGTCTTGTGGGCCCACACCAATCACGTCGGCAAGGTCATCGAGGGCTTGCTCTTCCGGGTCTTGTGCTTGATTAGGGTCGCCGCCGGCATCCGGCATGTCACCGCTGCCGTCATTAGCATCTCCGCCAACATCCGACATGTCGGCCTTATCCCCCATGTCGGACATATCGGGCTCATCGCCCACACCCGCACCACTACCGCGCGGGGTTTCTGCCATGTCCGGCGGGCCTTCGTCCGCAAACTTGGGTGGGCGTTTCTTGCCTTTGAACTTGTCAACCAGCGCCGGCATTGTCGGCCTTTCTTTAGAAGTTCAACGCCGAAGAAGCCAGTGTGGAATCAAAGCTGCATCGCGTATTAGCGGGAAGGTCGACTAGTGCCGACAACGCCGTGTTGAACGACAAAATCAGCTGTTTCGTGAAAGTGGTGTCCGCAAGGTACTGCGTACCGTTAGCATTGGTGGTCATCCAATCTTGGCTCATCCACACATACCCGCCGACGCCAGTACGAAGTGCGTTACCGCTTGCGCCCGATGAATCGCCGATTTGCGCGCTGGCTGTAACTACCGACTTCATTGGCTGTACGTACGTGACGACATACACGCCCGCCGCCATTCGTGTAACCGTAAAGTTACCGATCTTCGGCCTTAGTGCAGTAGGCGTCGTCCCCGAGAGGGCGAACGAGCCTGACATACGAATAAGGCCGGGGCCGGTAGCTTCAAAGCTTTCCGCTTTTAGTGTAAATCCCGGCTTCGCCATGAACTAGACTTCCTCTCCGATGATTTGGAACGTGGTGCCTGCCGGAATGGCCGGCTGAACTCCGCCGTTCAAAAGCTGGACACACATGAAAGAGCCCGAGGGGACTACAGGGTTCACAGCGACGTTCGGGGGAACGATGATAGACGTACCGAACGTCCAGTTGCCGGTCCCGCCGTTTGCGACCGTGTTGCCGTTGATAGAGCCCATGACGGTAACAGTGGCGCCGTTGTCGTTGGTGTAGCCGTAGCCCACCGTGGCAACGAGGTTTGCCGTGACTGCTCCGCCGGGGAGTATACGAACTTCCTTCACGAACAACGGGCGGTCCAAACGAGGGCCGCAGAGGTTCATGTTAGCGACGTTTGCCGCGATAGCGGTAGCGCCGACTTGCAGAAGGTGAAACCGCTGTGCGTCCTGCGCCACGGTGAGGGCCGCGTTTACGACGTCTCGGCCGGAGCCGAAACTACCGAGAATCTCTTGCTTGAGTTGCGTGCGATCTGAACCAGCCATATTCGTTTTCCTTTAGACCGAAATCAAAGCCCTGGTGTTCAAACCAGGTGCCGTACAAAACAGGTTTAGGTCACCAACTACGCGAAGCTCAAACGAGTCTGCCCACTCTTCGCGGACGATCGTCAAACCATCTTCGGCAACAAGCGAGGGGAACTCGCCACCACCGGAGATATACCAAGTGTCGAGTTGGAGAGCATGCCCGACGCCCGAAGTGATTCGGTCATCCGGGTACACCTTGACTTGACCGCGTGTCCCAATGAACCCGATACCGTCAATCGGCTCACCAAACACGTGAGTTCCAATCGGAGCGGCGGCTTCCTTCGTGACAATCTGAAGCCCGGCTTGCTGAAGCTCCAACTGCAAGTTGCCGAAGTTGGTGGGGTTCAAGAAGTAGTGAGTCGGCGAGGCACTGTTACGGAGGGACTCTTGGACAACGAACATCGCCGCTTCGCGGGGCGTACGGCCCGTCGCGTCGAGTTTGATGCCAGAGAGGCGCAGGGGGTCAAGCGACCTATCCTGCCCGCCGAAGTTATCGCCGGCTGTCGGGTCCGCAGCGGGGAGCCACGCACCTTCACCGTTCATTACGTTGACGTAGTTACCGCCTCGAAAGAGGTAGTCACCAGCAACGAGGCCGGGGATATTACCGGGGTCGGTCCAGTTTCCCGTAGTCGTCTTCAGGTGGAAGACAGTCGCAGAAACCTGCCGGTTGATTGCGCCAACAACGACGCTACCCGGACGAACTGCTGTCGGCCCGCCGGTTGCGGCAGTCCCGTCATCGGGAGCCGATTGCACCGTCATGCGCCGGTCGAACTTGACTACATCGTCAACGTTCGTCAGAAGGAGGTTCGCGCCGGATACCGACAAGACTTTGCCGATTGACCCGCCGCCGTTACCCCACAACTGGGTCGCGCACTCAAACTTCCAAGCAAGGATTGCTTGCTGGGCAGTTCGGTCAAGCGCGCCGATGATTGCCCGCGCGTCGCCGCGAGAAAGGCGAATCAGCTGGCGGTCTACGCTAGCGATGCTGTAAATCTGGCTTGGGCCGAAAGAGAAGCCCGCGTTAGACTCTGGCTGCTTGTTCGCTTTCGCGTCGGGGAAGCTAGAGCCTACGCCCTGAGTTGTCCCGTAACCTGCCGCGAGGTTATTCAAGTTGGCGAGGTTCGTGTCTTTACGAAGCAACGCGAAGAACGGCATGCCGTAGTTCAGCATGTCGTAAATCTGTTTCTGAGGCCAAATCGTCTTTAGAAGTACTTGGAAATTCGATCGCGTATCAGCAGCCATTGGGTGGACTCACAAGAGAGCAAAGTCACACAGGGCAAGAAGGGGGGCGGGTACTATCTGAAGAAGGATTGACTCCTCTTGATAGCCTCGACATGCATCTCGTGGCGAGTGAACGGGCTTGTCGGTTGTTCCGGCAACCATCGTCCATTTGCGTCACGCGGGGCCACAGCCGGCTTAGGGGCTGGGGGCGCAGTGTCGATTTCTTCCGCTTCCGTCGTGCTTGCGTTCGTCTTGGTCTTGGGAGCTACTTGCGGCTGCTTTGTCGGCTTGGTCTGTCGTGTGAGTGTCTGAAGCTTTCGCCAGCGAGGGTCTTTACGGGCCTCTACTTCTACGGCTTCAAGTAGTTTATCCTCATCGTAGTTATCTTGCAAGTCTTTTCTAGTTTCAAGAAGATGGTTGGCTACATCCCAAACGTCCTTATCCGAATACACCAAATCAGACGCCAACGCGGCGAAGGCATCCGGGTTAGCGGCTTTTGACTCTTCTACGAAGGTGAAGAAGTTACGTTGCGCCTCCGCTTCTTGCGAGAGAAGGACGTCGTTTCGGATACTCGCCAGTTGCTCGCCGAACTCTTGGCGAATCTTAGCAACTTCTTGTTTGTGCTGGGCTTCCAAGTTTTCGATACTGCGCCTTACGGGGTCGGCCCCGGCGCGTACGAACTCCGCCAACGCGGCGCCAGTAACGCCGTGTTTCTTCGCAAACTCAAGCGGGTCATTCTTCAGAAGACGGATATCCGCTACAAGCTTCTCGCGGGCGGCGGCAATCTGGGTTGCTTCCTCAGACTGGGCCTTATCTACAGCCGCCTGTGCCGGTGCGGGGGCGGGAGTGGCCTTCAGTTTGCCGGCTTCGGCACGTGCTCTACGTGTCGCCGCCTCAGCCCGGCGCTGAATCTCCATACTACGCGAGAGCTTCTTCTGGGCCGGCGTCTTGTCGGCAGGCTTCGTCGTAACTACGAGCTTCTCCGCCACCTCTTCGGCCGGCTTTTCCGTTACTTCGAGTGCCGCCTCGACAGCCGGGACGTCAGCTTGTGCCGCCTCTACTGCCTTCGTATTGTCCTCCGCCAAAGGGGCCGCCTCTGATGGGACCACGACGGGGATAACTTCGGCGATGATATCGCGGACGGATTTGTAGCCTTCTACTTCTTTGCCCGCCATTTTACTGATTAGTGTGTCTACGGTATGACCGTGATTCGCTAGGGGATTCGACATTTAGGTTAGTCTCTGGCTAGTACTCGGCTGTCGTTATTGACTAGGGGTCGGCGCTGAACCTGACGGCCCCGAAGGATCGCCCGCCCCACCAATGGCGCCAAACGCACTGGGGGAGTCAGGGACTTTCATTGGGGCGATAGGCGCAATAGGAGCCGCGCCTGCGGTTGGCCCGGCGCTTGCTTGCGCGAGCGCCGCCTGAACCTGAGCCTGCTGTTGGGCGTCATCCAAAAGCTTCTCACACGCCGTCGTGTAGGTCGCCAAATTGGTGAGGCGGGCTTGAATGCCGGGGTCGGAGTACGTACCCTTGTCCAGCGAGTCGGACTGCAAGAGGCAGTACTCTTGTTGGGCCCGCGTCATGCTGTAGGAAAGGTCTTGGTACTTGTCAGGCGGAATATAGCCCTCGGGGTCCGTCGGGTTTTCCCACTCAAGGATGTGGGCAATCTGAGATTCGCCCGCCGCACGCGGGGCAAGTAGTCGCCTCTCCTCTGCGTCCGTGTCCGGCACGCCCATCATGGAAAGAACTTGGGCCCGATCAAAAATCTGTTCTTGGGAGAGTTGAATGACACGCTCTAGTTTGTTGGAAGGGGACTTCGGAAGAATGGAAGTAGGCCACGCTTGAACCACGTAGGAATCTTCTTCCAAGTCAACGTCTCGCTTCCACAGAACCTCTTGACCGGCCCCTTTATTTGCGGTGAAGACGCGGAAGTCGCCGTATTTGTCCGCGATGCGACGAACTGCTTTCAACATGAGCCGCGCGATATCTACGTGGACGTCCTCGTAATCCCTCTCGAAGAGGGTGAATCGA